GGATCAATCCTTTACCGTCAACGTGGTACACACATCTATCCAGGTGTAAACGTTGGACGTGGTGGAGACGATACTTTGTACGCTAAAGTTGAAGGCGTAGTACGTTTTGAACGTAAAGGTCGCGATAGAAAACAAGTTTCTGTTTACCCAATCGCTAAATAATCGCTCTATATACCATTAAATAAGGCTTCCCGAGGATTTCGGAAAGCCTGTTTTTTGTTTTGGTACCCACTTTGGTACCCACTTTTAAAATCCGATATATGTTGCAAATTTGTTGGCAACTTCATTCTTTGCTTTTTGGGTGACGTGAGCATATATATCCATTGTTGTTTGGATATTCTCGTGACCAAGTCGTTCCTGGACTTCTTTGATAGTGACTCCAGCTTCAAAGAGTAAAGAACAATGTGTGTGCCTAAATCCATGAGGTGTGATTCTCTTAAAATCAGGGTGTTTTCTCCAAATCCTATTCAGCATATTATTGACATGAACAACACTTCTAGGACCTCCAGCTTCATTTTTAAAAAGAAGCCCCTTGGTACTAAATTTGTGCCATTCTTTCAAAATTTCAATTGTCTTTGGATCCAAAGTAATTGCTCGAGCACTCTTTTTGGTTTTTGGTGTCTGGAAGATTAATTTATTATCTTCACCTTTTGCTAAAGTTTGCTTAACTGTAATCTGTCCATTCTTTAAATCTACATCAGACCATCTCAAAGCACTGATTTCATTTTTTCTCATACCTGTAAAAGCTAGCAATCTAAAATAAGTCATCATTTCCACATCATCAAAACCTTTAACGATTTCAAAAAACTCTTGCAGCTCTTCTTTGTTGTAAAATTTTTCCAGTTCATCGGTATTATTTTTTTGTCTTTTAGGCTTCAAGGTCTTTCTCATTGGATTATTTTCGATGAGTTCCATCGAAATGGCATAATCAAAGACTTGGTTTGCTATGCTGATGATTCCAAAAAATCTCTTATATTCATCCGCCCATTTATTAACTTGCGCCTGGCACACAGATAGACTGATTTTATTTATTGGCTTATCACCAAAATTAGGAATAATCCACTTGTCAGCGATATTCACTTGACTGACATAGGTTGACTCTTTGACGGTATGCTTATAGTGTTCTTTCCAAATCTCATAGACTTGCTGAAAAGTGGTAGTAGTATTCTTAGACCTAAAACTTTTTTTCTCGTACTCGGTCAAACATTTAGCTTCAGCAAGTCTAGCTTCTCGCTCTGTCTTGAAACCTCGTCTTTTCGTGATTATCTTTTTATTTGTAAGTGGATCTACCCCATGATACGCTTTGAAGTAATAAGCAGTAGAACCACCTTTTTTATACTTACCAATCATTGATTTTTACCCTCATTTCTGATAAAATGGGTATAGAAAAGAGGGCTTTTTAATGCCATTCTTTCTATACAGTACATCCTCACATTTTTGCTTGCAGGCGAGTGTGGGGATTTTTTTTATTTAGCGATTTTCCATATTGTCAAATCAAGATAATAAGACAATTCTTTTTTGCGTTCTAGAATTTTTTCAGTATCTAAATCTACCGTTTTGTAAGGTCCACCTCGACCAGTTAAGATAGCATCATATCTGTACTTCTTATTCTGGACCATAAAAGCGATTTTTCTTGCTATTTCAGTCGGTATATAACCAACAAATGTGTTATTGACTAAAACTTTTATTGCATTCTTATCATGCTTATTTAAAGGTTCTCTTTGAAGAATGACATCAACCGTTTTAAGTTTATTGTATTTGTAAACAGTTTTATAAGTTCTTAGTATGTATGATTTTAAGTATTTATTATCTTTCCCAAAATAGTGTTCTCCACCACTTAAAAAATCAGCAACTTGGTAAGCTTCTTTTTTGTGATAATTGGTTCCCATTAACAGAAAGCTGTCATGAAAAATGATAGTTTCTTTAAATTCAGTTTTTGTATCTAAATTGTCCTTTGTGGATGAGAAAATATTAGGGAATAATTTTGAAAGAATACCCATTAAGTTACGCTCCTAATTTTTCTATTAATCTATAAAATTCTTCCTGGATCATCTGTTCGCCCCAAGTAGTTGCAATCCTATGCCTTTCAGCAAATCTTAACCAATTAAACTCCGAAGGCTCGCATTGAGACAATTCTTCAGATATAAGATGACGAACCATGAAGCGGTCTGCTTCATTTTCGTATTTATAGAGTAACCTTTTGTAATGCGCTGGATTATGGTTTATATGCCCTAATTCGTGCAGAATAACCTCTTCTCGTTCTTCCTGACTAAGATTACCATTCACATAGATAGTCCGTTCATCTGGAAAATAAAAACCTCTACGCTCCCACATAGTTTCAGGAAAAAGATAGAGTGTGACCTGATACTCTTCTAAGAGCTCACTCACTTTCAATTTCAGACACCCCCAAAGAAAGCTTAATAATTTGCGCAATCTTGTCTACATCCTCATCTGATAGTGGTTTACCATCAAAGAGAACCACACGTTCACGAAGATTTGACAAATCAACAACACGACCATCGGCAGTAGTGACAGAGTCACTTGGAAGGCTAGGATTATCAGTACGACCAAGAATATAATCAGTCGAAACGTTAAAATATTCCGCTATTTTTGCCATATGTTCAGCAGATGGTGTTTTTTTATTTTTTAAACTATACAAATAATTTGTACTAAATCCTAGATCTTCAGATACTTTTTGAAGATTAACACCGCGTTTCTTTGCAAGTTCTTTGATTCTTTCAAATGCTTCAAACATTGTAAAATCAACCTTTCTAAAGAACTTACAAAAATATTTTACATGAATGTGTAATTTTTTTAAAAAAACTATTGACAAAAATAATACGTTCGTGTAAAATAGTTCTTGTAAGTTAATAAGTTGGTAAAAAACAATGTAAAAAACTTATCTAAAAATTAATAGCTTTGGCGAGCAACAACAATTGATAGATTTGTTATTTTATCAAGTCTTTTACTACGCTTTTATTTTACACAATCGTATTATAAAAGTCAAGAAATAACACTTTTGTATTTACCAACTTTTTAACTTTTACAAATAATTAAGGAGGAGGTCTTATGAGTCAACAACATAAAAAATGGAATGAGATTGTCAAAGAACAACTCAAAAAGCGAGGTTGGTCGCAAACCGATCTAGCTATTGTTATCGGTGTAAGTCCATCCGCAATCACTCAATTATTCCGAGATGGGAAAGGGAGTGATGATTTGAAATTGCGGATTAACAAGAAATTGCGAATTTCAGAATCATGGGAAAAATTCGAGGAGTAATAAATGAACGAAATTTTTAATTTTCACGGACAACAAGTCCGTACTATGACAATCAATGACGAGCCTTGGTTCGTAGGAAAAGATGTCGCAGACATCTTAGGATATAGCAAAGCTAGAAATGCAATTGCTATTCACGTTGACGAAGATGACGCCCTAAAACAGGGCCTCACAGACAATCTTGGAAGAACACAAGAAACTATCATCATTAACGAGTCAGGTTTATATTCGCTTATCCTATCTAGCAAATTACCACAAGCAAAAGAGTTCAAACGTTGGGTAACATCAGAGGTTTTGCCAGCCATTCGCAGACAGGGCGGTTTTATCCGTGAGGACCTAGATGAAGATGCTTTCATTGCTCTATTTACAGGGCAAAAAGAACTTCGGAAACAACAAGTCACAATGCTTGAAGATATTGACTATCTCAAGAATGAACAACCAATCCATCCTAGCTACGCTCAATCACTGTTGAAGAAGCGTAAGGCTCGAGTGGTCGCTTGCCTTGGTGGGATTGATAGTCCAGCTTATGCTGACAAAATCTTTGCTCAATCAGTGTTCAGACAAGCTGAGATTGATTTCAAAGATCATTTCAATATCAGTCGCTATGACTTGCTACCAAAGAAATTCGCTGAAGCAGCATTGAAATATTGGATGACTTGGGAACCAAGCACCAATACCAAAATGAAAATCATGGAAATGAACACTTTTAGTCAAGCGTAAGGAGGAAAGGAAATGAGACCAAAACGGTATCCGTATAGCGGAAAAAAAGAGTCCACCTTTGTGAAGGTAGACCCTGAATTAGTTCAAAATATACTGATAGATTCAAAAAGTCTGACAACAAGATTACAAGCTAAAGAAATTAGTGCTGGGAATATCATTTGTATTGATGATTATAGATAAAGGAGACATTATGGAAACATTGATCATATCAGTTCTGACATCTTTAATTGTGACATGTACTATGATGCATTACCACATTTATAAAGTAAATGAACTATACAAAAAATATATGGATTTTGAAAAATCGAGTGTTAAGAAATTTGCCGAAGATATCATAAGCAAACTTCCAAAAAATTCTTCCCTAGGGGAGTGATAGAAAAACACATTTTTTCAAGACTAATTTCTGGATGGTATTGAAGAACATGTTGAACAAGGATGTTGCTTCTAATGAAATCATAGTTTGAATCAATTGCAGAATATCTATCATCATCAATCTTTAACAGACCTAGTCGCTCTAAGTTCGTTAAAGATGGAGACAATTCATCAATCCCTTCAGATCCATTTATAAAGTATATGATTGGGAATATTATTTTAGAACCAGTATCGGAATTTATGACAGCTTTCATGATAGGGATCGGGGATCCTGTTGCGTGGTTCTGTTCTTTTAAAAATTGGAGAATACGGGCATCTGTTACGTCTAATTGCTTAATAATTTCAACAAAAGATGGGTGTATAATCGAGTTCTTTCGATCGTCAAATGAACTTGCTAATATTTTAGCGAACATAGAACGCAACTCCTCTTCTTCAATATAATATTTAGATGCCTCCAAAGCAGGTCCCAATATTTTTAAGAAAGGTTCTTGAATATTCTCTGGTGGGATAGTTGCCACTTCTTGAAGCATGCTATTTTTGAGATTTTCGACATCAATTTCGTTTTTTGCACGCAATAATGCTGCTTTATCAGAGGCGTTGTGGCCATAATTGATATACCACCAATCTTGCAATGTTTGAATAGGACCGGCGAATACACCGGCCGAAGTAGCTCCACCTAAAAATCCTGTAACAAGAGGAAGGAAGTCTTGAAATTGGTTAGGGTCCATAATTATTATTTCTTCTTTCTATTGAAATTTTGACTAAAACGGTGAGAGGTCTCAGTCAAAATATATTATAATTCAAATATTTTTGTTTGTCAATATATAGTGTAAGAAAGGATGTTATGTGTTCGAGAAGCACAACATATGGTAGTTTGAATGTGGAGTAAGATTGAGCAACAATTAAAGTCAAAAGGCTGGTCAATGTACAGATTAGCCAAAGAATCAAATGTCCATCCATCTAATTTTTCAAACCTAAAGGCTGGGAGATTAAAAGAAATGTCGTGGACGAATATGTGCAAAATTGCTGACGCACTGGAAGTCAGCTTGGATGAATTTAGATAACAAAAAAGCACCTGACTGCAATCAGGTACTTACTTAAATACATACTTAGATTATATCACATAAGGAGGTTATTGTGAATATTCTCAGTGAAAACTTTGAAAATAGCATCCAACTAGTCGTTAAGGATCAATTTAAAGAATGTTTCAAAGAATTATTAGAACATGAAACAATTGAAAAACGATGGCTTTCAATCGAAAGTGCTGCTAATTATTCAGATTGCAGCACAAATACCATTCGTAAATGGTTAAGAATGGGATTGAACCTATATAAAATTGACGGAACTAAACGAATTGACAAGAATGAACTCGATGAGTTTATTCAAGCAAATCTTGTAATTTAACATTAGAAAGTAGAAAAATGAAATTGTTAGATAAAATGACAAAATGGTTTTTCAACACAACAAAAATCGAAGTAAACACCGACTGGCGATTGGTTGCGTTGGATACGAACAGGGAATTGATAGACCTTCAAGAAAAATATCAGCAAGCAAATCAACGTATCGCAGATCTTGAAGAAATCGTAGCAATCTATAAAGAAAAGGAAAAACAAAATGATTGAATATATCTATTTCGGAACAACAATGCTTTTTTTGCTCTGGGCACTAGTAAATGAGCTCGATGATCGAGCAGAATCTAAAAAGAAAAACAGACAACTAATCGCAAGCGACATTGCTCGTATGAATCTGAGAAATTCAGATAAGCAATTCACATACGATACACAACCACCTGTCGGACTATCGAAGAAGCAAAAATAAGGAGCAAAGCCGATGCCAACAGATTACAAGAAATCAATCAAATGGGTTGAAAATACAATCCAAATTTACAACGAGCTTCTTGAAGAAAAGCAAAAGAAAAACCAACTATCAAGGCATGATGCAACATTTTATAACTACAACCTTGAAAATTTAACTCTAATCAAGGAATACCTTATTGACTACCAAAAAATAGCCCAAAATTACCGTGAGCTAGATAAAAACTACTGCATATTAAAACTCCAGAAAATGGAAGTGGATAGCCGTTTTATTTTCGAAGATATGAAGAAGGAATACCGTGCAAATCGCAGGAAGTGGAAAGCAAAACAAAGTTAGAAGAGGTGCTGGATATGTCTGAAATTAAATGGATTAAGATTACGACAGACATCTTTGACGATGAAAAGATTTGTCTAATCGATGCACTCCCTGATCATGATGCTATTTTAGTTATTTGGTTCAAAATCTTGGCATTAGCTGGCAAACATAATCGAAATGGACTACTAATGATGTCAGACAAGGTTCATTATACAGATGAAATGCTTGCTACTATCTTCAGGAGACCGCTCAATACTGTCAGAATGGCACTTGGAATCTTCGAACAATTCGGAATGGTTGAAATCATCGATGGAATTATCGCTTTGCCAAACTGGGAAAAACATCAAAATATTGATGGCATGGAAAAAATCAAACAACAAACAAGAAATAGAGTAGCTCGACACCGAGAAAAACAGAAAAATCTTGCTCTTGGTGGTAACGTTACAGGTAACGTTACAGAAACGGAAAGTAACGCAACAGAAGAAGAAGAGAATAAGATAAGAAAAGATAAAGATAAGAATATAACTACTAGTAGTAGCGAAAACATCTTAGAACTTTTTCAATCTGAATTTCGTAGACTACTATCTGGATTTGAGATTGAGGAAATCAATCATCTAACAAACGAAAATGACTCTGAACTAGTCAAAGAAGCTTTGAGGACCGCTGTCAATTTAGGAAAACCAAACGTTAAGTACATAGGCGGTATTTTGCGAAATTGGCAGCAGAACCAAGTTACTACAATTAAACAAGTTCGACAATCTGAGAAGCAGCGTAAAGAGAAGAAAGATGAACAAGAGGTGAAGGATGAATGGGGGTTCTAGAATTAATCCAACAATTTGAAGAAAATTTCTATCAAATCAGTGATCAGAAAAAATCTCTTTTAAAAAAACAATCAAAAGAGACTGTGATAGCTTGCTTGTCAGATATGGCAAACTGGAGATCTTGTGGAGGTAAGCTGACATGGTAACTAATGCTTTAGAAGAAATGGCACTATCTTATCACAGAAACATAGAAGAACAGGAAAAAAAATGTGATAAACACAAAATTCCATTGATTAAAATTCTTCGTACAAACGATGTTCTCTGTCGCTTATGCGAATCGGAACGGATTCATGCAGAGAATCAATTAAGAGTCAATGAGCTTGCTGATGCAGAGCATGAGCGAGAACGAAAGTTCTATCTTAAAAAATTCTCTTTATATGATGACGTGCTGAAGAATGCTACTCTTGAGAATTTTGACACACCTACTGAAAAAGAAGGTGAAAAGTTAGAATTTGCCAAAAAAATCTGTAAAGAATGGGCAGACGGTGCCAGAAATAATGTTATTTTTCAAGGCGAAGCTGGAACAGGTAAGAGCCATCTTGCATTTGCGATTATGAAGGAACTATCAGCGATTACAAAAGAAATTGCTATCTTCATCAATGTTACTGATCTTCTGATGAAGATTAAGACAGATTTCAGCCAGGAGGAATTCCTGGTAAACAAAATTGCTAGCGCAAAGTTTTTAGTCCTTGATGACCTTGGGATGGAGAAGGACAGTGAATGGTCCTTCAGCATTCTTTACAACATCCTCAATAAAAGGGCCAACACGATTATCACTACAAACCTAACTGCACAGGAAATCCAAAAGCGATATGGCCGGCCATTCATGAGTCGTTTGATGAAAGGTGTAGACAATGATCATTTGATGGTATTCAATGACTTGAAAAATAAAAGGAAAGAGTACTTTTAGAAAGGCGGCATACCTTTTTGTTAAAACTATATTTTGTCTACAACGGGCATCGAAAATTATTTCTCGGCTATTTCAATAATGTGGATGATCTTATCGAACAAATGAAAAGCCATCAGAAAGCTTATTCATCGATTACAAAGCCAAAATTCAGAAAATATATCGGAAAAGACGATGTACGTTTTGATTATGGGGCGATAGATTGTTATTACTTAGCAGTAAAATCAACGTGCCGCGAACCACGTTAAAAGCGAGCTAGAATATGCGTCAGACTTGGACGGATGACGTATAAAGAATTTGCTAGCTCTTGTGTCTTTGAGCCATGAGGGGCAAGAGCTGGATTTTAAATCAGGTTAAATCATGGAATACAGCAAACAGACAATGATTGAGTCGTTAAAACATTCAATCGAAGTGGCAGAAGCAAGAATTGAAGAACTGAAGAAACCAAGTCAGAAATCAGCAGTGCACATGAGGTCGTCAGAGCGTGATTTTTGGAAGAAAAAACTGAAAGGCTATAAGGAACAATTAAAGGAGTTGGAAGAATGAATAAACAAGAATTGATTGAGAAAATTGAAGGTTTACCAAGTCTCACTAGTATTACTAGCATTAGACCGTATGTTGATAAGAAAATTGTTTTGGGGTTAATCAGTCAGTTAGACGAACCCCAAAAACCAGTAGTCCCTCAGTTTGTGGCGGATTGGTATGAAAATAACAAAGATTATCTTGAATATAATTTTCAAGATTGGCTTAAACATCTTTCTGAATACAGATTGAGCAAAAATGAAAATTTTGGTAAGTGGGTAAATGAACCGGAGAACAATCCAGCAGAAACCATAATTAAGATGAAACTCTTCGGCTACGAGGTCGAGGAAGAGGAAAGGTATTTAGTAAAAGTGAAAGGTGTTAATGGATATGGTTGCTATCTTAATAAAGGTTTATTATCCAAAGAATATTTTTTTGAATCAAAAGCCGAAATCGGTGGGTGCAGAACCAAGCACACCCGTAAACAATTAGAAGATGACGACTTTGGTTGGGTATTCGATTGTGAGGGGATTGAGATTGAGGAGGTAACGGAATGATACAAACGCTTGAAGAAGGAATGAAGAATCAAAGTAAACGCATAAAAATCCCTGCGAAAATCAGACCGTTTGATGTGGGTTATCGAATAGTGAACGAATATGGTCAACCGCTTGCTTTAAAAAATGGAGCAAATATATTCGACTTACCTTCTCTAGCGGAAAAAGCTATAAAGAAAGAGTTTGGAAAAAATGACCCAGACTTTGATATCGAAAAATATTTTGTCGAAGAGGTCGCTATTGTCAATTTAAGTAAATTTCATAGTTATTTTGAGGAGGTGGAGTGATGGAATTTTTACTAACAAGCACATGTGGGAACGTTGAAACTAGAATTCCTAACACCATAATTAAAAAATATAAAAAAGTAGAAGTTAGGTATTTTTCGAGCTTTGAAGAATTTGATAAGCGATTATCTTGGATGGAAGGCAGTTGGCTTTCTAAAGGAGTTAATCATAAAATGTCTAAAGGTCGAATACAAAGAGAATTTCCGAACGGTGCAGAGGGGCATTTTATCGAAATCAATTCGATAGAGGAGTTGTTAGAATTTCATAAAAAAGTGGGAAGCGAGCTGATAATTACTTCTGCAACTAATAACGAATCAATTCCAGCTATTGAAATTTATAACTATTACAGGGAGTGAACATGAAACGCTTCTTAATAGGCTATGCCTTACTTACTACTTGCTTGTTATTCATGCAACGGTCAATGATAGACGAACAAGAAAGCCCCTTGCTAGTTTATCACGCTGATAGTAAATATCAGATTACTGGCAAGGTTGAAGAAAAACGAAAAATCGGAAGTCTATTCACTATCACGGTTAACGGTAATGTGTTTGTTGTGAGTGAAGATAAATTTGAAAAAGTAGAAATTGGGGAAGAGGTAAAATTATGAACTACAAAACTAAAATTAATGGAAAAGAAATCGAATACGGTGCACTAGTTGAAAAATCAAATTTTTCAGACGAAGAATGGTCTGCCATCTATGCAGAAATTGCAGAACAAAATTACCCAGAAATTTTTAAAAGCAGAAAATCAGATACTGCATTCATTGATACGCTTGGTGCCTTGACTTCACTAGAAGAACGATATGAAGCATTGCTTGAGCTATTGCCACAAGATCAATTTTCTCGCCCTGGTACACATCCAAAATGGGTGGCAGATGCAGTAGCAGAAAACACCTTGAACAAAGAAGACACACAATACGATGTGTCTGATTTGATTGAACGATGCGAAACTCTAGAGGAATTGAAGAACGAGCTGACAGAGTATTTTAAGTTGGAAGAATTGTAGGAGATGAGGTAGAAATTTGATGAAAAAATTATTAATTACAGCTTTAATCAGCTTGTCTTTTATTAGTCTTGTAGGATGTGGAAATAAAGATATTATTGGAACAACCTTTACTTTCAAATACGCAAAAATCAAACTAGTTGACGGACAAATCGTTGAAGGCAAGGTCAAGCAATGGGCAAAATACGACGACCAAGACAGCGTTCGAGTTACTTTTGAAAATGGAGAGGTGTATTACACTCACTCAAGTAATGTAACCTTGTATAACAAATAGAAAGGGGCTAACATGAACACATTAGAAAACGTAAAACAATGGTTTATTGATCGTGATCTCGAAAACGGTGGACGATTAGACAAGCAGTCGCTCAAACTCAGTGAAGAATTTGGAGAGTTATGCGCTGGTTATCTCAAGAAGAATGAGCAGTTAACCAAGGACAGTATCGGAGATTGTGCAGTAGTTATTGTTGGTCTAGCACTATTAATCAAAGAGGATGTGAATCAGATTTTTAAAGAATCTGATGGTTTACGGAAGAAAGAAATTACAGAAACATTAATCTCAATCAATGCAAATATTAGTGATTTTCAACTCTCACAAGGATTTGCAAGTAAGGAAATGTGTAGACACAATCTAGTACGCTGTATTGGATATCTGAAAAATCTTGGATATGATTTTGATGAATGTTTTGAACTTGCTTATCAAGAAATCAAAGACCGTAAAGGTCGCTGGATTGATGGTTCACTCGTGAAAGAGGAGGATTTTTCAGATGATTCCAAGATTTAGAGGGTTATCCATTGACGAAAACAGCAAAGGAGAATGGCAATACGGACATTTAATTGAAGATATAGGAAGAGCATTTATTATCAACAAAGTGGTAGAAGCCAATGAACAATACATTACTATAGGTTCTTGGTGTCCTGTAAATCCTGACACACTAGGCCAAGCAACAGGACTCAAAGATAAAAACGGAAAGGAGATCTTTGAGGGGGATATACTTGGTATTGAAACTGATGAAGGAATTTTAAACGTAAATGTTTTTTGGGACAAAAAACACGCTTTATTTATGTTTGAGTCGGAAATACACAATGAGAAAGAACTCTTAGCAGAATTGGTTGAAGATAATACTTACCCATTTGAAATCATCGGCAACATCTACAAAAACAAGGAGTTACTGGATGCCTGACGTAGAGTGGATCATGGAGAATTGCCACATGATGCGTGATAATGGTGTTTGGGGTGGAGAGAAGCAAAT